TAACCATGACAGCAATAGCTGCAACTGCATCCAAAGGAGACCGTTATCCAAATGGTGCAGGGTTACGAATGTTCGTAGCTTGCGACACAATCATGGGTGCTAACGCTCCAACTTGTATCATCAACTATCTGGATACAGGTGGTGCGGCTGGTGCAACAACCACCTTCACTTCAACTGCTTCCTTGCCTGTTGGTGCTTTGCTCAACACAGGTGCGGCAGCTAACAAGTACAACCCATTCCTACCTTTAGCGGCAGGTGATACGGGTGTTTCAGACATTGTTTCATTGGTATGGGCTGGTACTGCTCACGCCTCTGGTTCAGTTATCATTGGACTGTGCAAACCATTGTGGTGTGTTCCTGTTCCTGCAACTGGTCTTTACAACAAGGTGGACTTCGTGAATGCTCTGCCTTCGATGCGTAAGATACCAGATGGTGCAAACATCCAATATCTGTTGTTCCAGACAGGTGCAACGACTCTTGGTGGTACTGTGAACGTGGACTTCGACTACGCCTACGGTGGTTAATATGGACAAGCCAATCCTTGAAATCATTTCAGACTTCCAACAGTGGAAAGGCGACTCATATCGCCTAGCCGCTTTGGTTGCTGAACAACAGAAGCAACTGGACAAAGATAAGCTAATCGAACTTGGATTTGTAGATGCAGCCGAGGTGCTTTAATGGGTGTCTTGGCTAACGGTCATAGGGATAAGTCAGGTGTCTATCGTACCTTTGGTGCGACTGTACATAATAACGCTTATCCATCTAGCCATCATTCAGTGCTACATAGAACAGGTGCAGGGCGAAACCTAACCGCAGGGCAAGGTATCACAAGTGAACTGGTTGGTATTCCCTCTGGTAATCGTCATCCTAACACTTGGATGATGCCTCAAAAGGCAGGGGCTTTATCTTCACACAACAAGACTCTAGGAACGAGTGGAGTAACGCTTGGTTTGGCTGAAGGCAGGAATGTGGCAGGGTTGTCTGAAGGTTTAACTTTGTCTGCTGAAGCAACATTACAGTTGGTTGTATCAATGACAAACGATGCCACTGTAGATGGCTCATGTACGGTAGAGGGAAATCTGAGTGCTGCACTTGGAATGGCAGGTACATCTACTGATAACTTATGCACAGCGACAGCAACTATAGGTGCGATTGCGTGGGGTTACGGAGAATCTTTAGGCACATCTACAGCGAGTTTGGTAAGTTACGCCACAGGTAGCCTACAAGGGTCTATAAGCCCATTTACAGAGTTGTCTCCACAAGGATTGGCTGACTCTCTTCTAGCTGCGGCTCAATTAAACCCTATCTACGCACACATCCGATATGTGGCAGATGAGCAAGTTGTTGGCTCTGGTACTACGGGTGATCCTTGGAGTCCTGCATGAGTTCAGCATGGGGTAGCTCATGGGGTAGTGCTTGGGGTAATGCTTGGGGTGCTATCGGAACTGCTCTACCATTATTAAAGTATTGGAATGGGTCTATTTGGGGTATAGCAACACTTAAAAGATGGAACGGGACTTCATGGGAACAAGGAGTTTTGAAGATGTGGGATGGTAGTTCTTGGGTTTAACAAAGGAGATTCATCATGGCAAATTGGAAAAAGGTTCTTATCACTGCAACAGGCACAGTACCCAATCTTGGGAGAGGTAACATCTATGGCGGTATCGTAACCCGCACAGTAGGCACGACTACTACTCTGACGGTGTATGACGCTACTGCTGCTACTGCTGGTTTTCTAATCACCCCCGTAACGGCTACCGCAACGACTAACGTAGCTGGCGCATTCACACCTTGCATGGGTAGCTCGGTAAGTGCTTTGACTGCTGTTCCTGCGATGGAAACAGGTATCGAGCTTGAGCGTGGCTTGCACGTTGTTATCGGTGGTACAGGCTCTCCTGCATTCTGGGTTCTTTATCAATGATAGATAAACAGCTTGAGAAGTATGACGAGGATCGGTTCTCGATGATGAGTCAGCAAGGTTGGCAAGACCTCCTTGAAGATGTAGAACTTATCATTGAGGCTAACAACAATATTGGTGGAATATCAACTCTTGAGGAACTTTACTTCAAGAAGGGTGAACTCAGTATCTTGAACTGGATTAAGTCTTTGAAAGAAGTATCAGAGAAGGCATACGAGGAACTACATGAAAGTGCTGAATGACTATAAGTGCGAGTGTGGGAAGGTGCAAGAACGCTTCCTAGACTCGTCAACGAAGGAAGTTGACTGTGAGTGTGGCAAGAAAGCAGTAAAGATGCTTGATATGTCCTCGGTACAGTTCAGAGTAGATGGTATGCCAGCAGGTATCAATGGCGATGCTTGGGCAAGGACAAGGGAAAAGAACTTCATCCGTAACCGAGAACAGAACGGTTGATTTTTTTACCTAAATTTGAAGTGATTGCTCACTTTCACTTGAAATCTTTGATTTTATGGTGTATATAGCGCGTGTAAGTAATCACTAACCCTCATTTTGAGAAGTGATGTTTTTCCTAAAACCCCAAATGGATAGGAGCAAGAATGGCTGAATTGGTAGATATGGACGACTCTATTAGCGAAATTGATGCTGTTGAAGCGCAAATAGAACAACCGAAAGTAGAAGTAGTGGATGAAGATGATGGCATCCCAGATCATTTGAAAACTCGCTTGAAGGGCAAGACTAGAGCCGATATAGCTCAGTTAGTCGCAGAGCAGGAGAAGATGATTAGCCGTCAAGGTCAGGAAGTAGGAGAAATCCGAAAACTAGCCGATGAGCTTCTGAAACAACAACTTACCAAGAAGCAGGAAGTTGAGCAGCCGAAAGAAGTAGATTTCTTTGAGAATCCTCAAGAGGCTATTCGTCAGGCAGTTGAATCGAATCCTAAAGTAACCTCGGCACAGGAATATATGCTGAGAGTGCAACAGGAACAAGCAAGGCAGTTTTTGGCAAGCAAGCATCCTGATTTTACTCAGGTAGTTCAAGATGCAGAGTTCGCTGAGTGGGTTAAGTCCTCCAAGGTTAGAACCAAGCTATACCAAGACGCTGAAGCATTCGATGTAGATGCGGCTGATGAATTGTTGAGTACATTCAAGCAACTGAAGGCATTTAAGACACCTAAAGTTGATCCTGTAGAGGTAGAGGCTCGTAAGAAGGTGGTTTCCACTGCATCTGTTGATACAAGTGGCACATCTGAGAGTTCAAAGAAAACATTTCGTAGGGCTGACCTTATTCGATTGAAATTGTCTGACCCTCGTAGGTATGAAGCGATGCAAGAAGATATTGACCGCGCATATCAAGAGGGCAGAGTTAAGTAACTTAATTTAGGAGAAATATCATGGCTCTTGGTTCTAATCATCAAACAATCACTACTGGCGCAAACTTCATTCCTGAGCAGTGGAGTGACGAGGTTATCGCAGCTTACAAAGCATCTACCGTCATGGCTAATCTTGTCAAAAAGATGAGCTTCAAAGGTAAAAAAGGCGATACATTGCATATTCCTAACCCTGCTCGCGGCGAAGCAACTGTCAAAGCGGCTAATGCTCAAGTAACTTTGGTTACTGACACTGCTGGTGTTATCAACGTATTGGTTGATAAACACTACGAATACTCTCAGATGTTTGAGGATATTACTGACTTGCAAGCTCTGGCTTCGATGCGTTCTTTCTACACTGATGCTGCTGGTTATGCTTTGCAGAAGCGTGTTGACCGTGAACTGCATAAGTTGGGCGCTACTCTGAACAGTGGCTCTATCGCTGGTGCTACCAACCTGTACGAAGTTGCTGTAATCGGCGGTGACGGTTCTACAGCGTTCTCTGGCTCGGCTAATACCAACACTGGTAATGCAACTGCATTGACTGATGCCGCTATCCGCCGCATGATCCAATCGTTGGAAGATACCGACACTAACTCTGCTGAGTTGTCTCTGATTATCCCTCCTGTTGAAGCTAACGTATTGCGTGGTATCGCTCGCTTCACCGAGCAAGCATTCGTTGGTGATGGTTCTGTCATCAAGACAGGCCGCTTGGGTAATCTGTACGGTGTAGAGGTGTTTACATCTACTCAATGCCCTTGGATTCACGTCAACAGCGTAACTGGTACACAGTCTGTGAACTTCTCTGGCACGACTCTGACTGCTTCGACAGTTGATGAGTTTGGTCTGACAGTTGATTGGGCAACTTCTACTCCTACCGATACCAAGTATCGTGCAGGTATGTTGTTGCACAACGACGCTATCTGCTTGGCTGAACAGCAATCTATCCGCACACAACAACAGTACAAGCAAGAGTACCTCGGTACTTTGGTGACTTCTGATACCGTGTTCGGTACTGCTGAATTACGCAACGATGGCGCAATTGCCTTCGTTGTCCCAGCATAGCGTAATTACTTAACTCCCGCCTATCTTAACTGGTAGGTGGGATTTAACAGATAATGAGAACATAGAATGCCATTTTTCATTCCTAAAGCGACAAAAGATAAGAGTCGCATGATTGAAGT